CAGACGTCTGCACTGCGGAGCCTTAGTCGAGCAACGCGCTCGGCGGTGCGGCACCCTGATAGCGTGAGCCGTGGAGAATGTAGGCCACGCCATAGAAATCGGCGTTAGCTCCAGGAGAGGCCCCCACGAAGCTGACGCAATCAAACCCACCGGCAATGTCCAGCATCCGCGCATCGATCTCGATCGTATACATTTTGAGTGCGGTATCGAGATTGAAGGTGTTCGCCACCGCAGCCTTCTTGACCAACGTGCCTGAGGCTATGAGATCGTCCCAGTAATCCGTGAACGAGACGGCCTTGTTCCCGGTCCCGGCCACGGCCGTGGCTTGTTCCACTGTCACCGCCACCGTGCCGGCCGCCCACGCGCCGGTGATGATGATGATAGTGAGGTTTGTATAATTCTTGAGTGAGACCCATTTCTTGGTCGCCGCGGCACCGCTATAGCTCTTGGGCTCATTGGCCCAAATCGCCTTGATCGACTCCATCAATTGCTGCTGCATAATCCGCCCTCCCCTTTGTTGTCTTCAGTTGTCTTGCAGTTATCCCGCCGCCCATGCGGCGGGATCGTCGTTCAGCTCTGTCCTTATCGTGTCTCGACACAGACGAAGGGGCTCAACGTGTTCGTGCCCTTAAACGGCGTCAGGGGCGAATTCCAAATGGGCTGCCCATCGTTCCGAATCGTCCACCGGAAGGTCTGTTCATCGTTCAGGAATCGCACATGGATGCTCGAGGCCGATTGCACCCCGCCCTTGTCGATCGTGAGATATTGGGAGAGATCGAACAGCACCACGTCGCCCTTGGTGCCGAGCGTGGGGCAATACTCGACCGGGATCACCGGACGGCCGAACAACATCCCATAGGGCTGGCCGGCGATCGTGCCGGCATGGATATAGACGGGCATACCGCTCACGTTCTCCGTGCCGGCCACATTCTTGATCTTCACGTTCATCTGGAAGAGCTGCGGCTCCACATCCTGATTGATGAACCAAACCGCATTCAGCCGTGAGCGAGACCAGCACCGGCTCCACATCTTCATCGCGTTTTCCGCCACGAAGCTCGTCGCGACCTGTGAGCTTTCCTTCAAGACGGTCACCAGCGCAGCGCTGTTCATAATGCCGAGCATTTCCCCGGCACCCTGCCCCTCAAAGATTTCTCGCTCAATCGAGAAGGAGAACTCTTCGGGAAACGCTTGCATCAAAACACCTTCCAGGGCCACGGCATCTTGCAACAGTTCATCAGTCGCATACGCGATGCCGATCAATTTCTTGAGATTCAATTCCATCCGGCGAAACTTCGGCTTTTTGGGTGTGCCGGCATCCGCTTCGTTCACCCGATACACCTGCACCCCTCCCCAACGAGACCCAACCGCCCGGCTGGTTTCATCGATCCCGAGCATCTTCAAGCCATTGGCTGCGGCACCGATCGGCACACGCCGGCATCGCGGCAAGACCTGCCCGATGTCATACGTCCGGGTGAAAATTTCCGTGGCAAAATCATGCTGCACCAGAAATCCACCATCCGACGGAACGGTTTCATTGGCTCCCGACGCTACCCGATGGCTCCCAAGCCGGGGATCGAGTCCACCACCCATGCCCGCCTTCGCCACCGCCGCCATTTGTTCGCCAAAGGTCCGGAACTCCTTGATCGGGTCAATAGCGCGGCCCTCTTTGTAGCTGCCATCCTTCTGCTGAATCATGCAGCGCACTTCATCACTGACCACGGAGCGAGCGGCCGGCGTGCCGCCATCACCAGGATTCGGCCGGCTGGTGATTGGGCCCGGCGTGGCCAGAGCGGTTTCGACTGTATGCAACCGCTCCTCGCGTTCGATCTGTGATTTCCTGACGGTGATTTCCCCCTCGATCTTGGTGTAGGCAACAAGTTCCGCGGCCGTCAGATCACGGTTTTCTGCTTCCGCCTTGTCGAGCATGGCCCGGAGTTCTCCGGCTTGCTCGAGCTGGCGACGTTTCAATTCTGCGAGATCCTTCTTCATGGAATGCCCTCCCTGTTATCCGATCAACTGCAACAAGCGCAGCCTGCGTGCCTGGAGCGTGCGCGTTGACTCCTCGGAGTGGGGGGATCCCGGCTCCGTCTGCGGTGTGCGAGAGTGGGGGGCACCCGGCTCTAGCAAACTTCCTTTCAGATTCTCTAAGGCTAAGGCCATGGCGGCGCGTTCCTCTGGTGCAATCGCTTCGCCGGCGTTCATGCGCGTCAAGACGGCATCCATGACCGCCCGCACATGCACTTCTGTCTGCGGATAGGCGGGGAAGGTCACCGGCGACACATCGAAGAGCTGCACCTCCAGGAGCTCGCGCAACGTCTCGCCCTTCTCATCGATGTGCCAGCGATCTTTCACGGCTCGAAATCCGAAGGACATTTGGGACACATCCCCACGGTCAATGGACTCCATCAGGTCTCGAGCCCATGTCGCCTTCGGCGGCAGAATGCGCGTCATCAGACCCTTCTCATCCTCTTCCAATCGCAAGGTGCGCGCAGACTTCCGGCCGAGCACAAAGTTCGGATCGTGATTCCAGAGCGCTCGAATGTCGGACTCGCGGACCGTCTTCTTAAAGGCCCCCTTGCGGATCACTTCTCGAAACCCACCCAGCGGAAGGCTCATCGCATCGAACATCGCGGCATACCCGCGAATGGTCCGGTCATCACCCTCGCCATCGAGGCGCAATTCCGCGGCTTCGATCATTCGCCGTTCGACTTTGCTGCTTAGGTTCATACGGCCTCCTCAATCGGCGCAGGTTCGTTCAGTGCCGGCGTGCGATCGGTCGGTGGTGGGTCTGCAATGTCGCCGACCACGCCCAGATTCAACGGCTGCCAGTAGTCTTCTCCCAGTCCATCTGGCAGAGGATTCATATCCTCGAGCTCGCGAATTTCATCGGCATTGATCCAGCCGTTTTGCTTCGCGAGTTGGTAGGCTTCGTATCGCGTCTTAATGTCGCCACGCAGCAAGGCATCAACATTGAACTTGATGAAATGCGCTACGCGATCGGACTCACTCAAGAGATCAATCTTCATGCGCTGCTCAAAACGGACGAGCCACGGGCGCAAGCTGTTCACCACGAAATCAATCCCCTGGTGTTCGATGTTGCTGAACGTCGCTCGCTCGAGATCTCGCAAGAGGTGCGGCGGTACATTGAACAGCCGAGCGATTTCCGTGACGCTGAATTTCCGCGATTCTAAAAACTGGGCATCATCAGGATTGATCCCGACCTGATTCCACTTCATGCCTTCCTCGAGGATCATCATTCGGTGCGCGTTGGTGAGACCCTGGTGTTCTTGTTCGATACTCGCCTTGATGCGGTCATAGGCTGGTATACTCAATTTGCCTGGGTGTTCCAGCACCCCGCCAGGCTTCGTATCGTTCTTGAACAAACGCGCACCATATTCCTGAGCCGCCAAGGCGAGGGCGATTGCATTCCGACCGATCGCCAGGGGCGAATATCCGGTGACCCCGTTACTGCCGAGCCCGCGCAAGTGCAGCACCTGACCCGCGGCAAGCCGCACTTCGACATTCGACGGCGGCACTTTCACGAGATAGACCAGCGGAGCTGTTGCGGTCTCTCGCACCACACGCACCCGGTCCGGATGGATGGGCCAGAGCGCCACCATCCGCCCGCCGCCATCCAATTGCTTTTCTGACACGTGATTCCCGCGCAACAACAGATGAGCCATGGCGTTCTCACGCCATTCCATCGCCGTCTGCTCCGGGTTCGGTTGTTCGTGAATGATCCGGTAGAGTGGATGCGAGCGGGCCTTTTCCTTCCCCTTGTCCGTCTCACGCATCACATGACCGGGCAGAGACCCAATGGTTTCCGACAGCAGACGGACCGCGGCATACACGGCCATGACTCCCATGGCGGACGTGTCGTTGATGTCGATGCCGGTCGTCGTGGGGAAGCCACCTATGGACCGATCCATCAGCTGGTCCAGATCGTTCAACGTCATGCGGCCTTCGCGTTGAAAGAGTCTCCGCAACAATCCCATCAATTCACCTTCCTGAGCAGTGCCACGACTCCGATCGCTGTCACCACTCCACCGATCACCATCAAGGCTGTGCCCAGATCACAGGCCAGCCATGTTCCAGCCCCCAGCACAACCAGGCCGGCAATAAAGCACACGTCCAGGGCATCGATGTCCTCAGAGAGTCTTGATACCTTCATTTTCATAGACCGAATCTGGTTCTCTCACGACTCCATCAAGCGCCATGATCGCGGCCACCATGCCATCGATCCGCTCACGACTCGCCGCTTTATCCGGCTTGATATTGCCGGCGGAATCCATCCGCGCCATCACATTGCTCGCCTGCCAGCGCAAGACCGGATGGCCCCCGTGCGCAATGCTCTTGTCGAGCAGCCGGCGCATAAATTCTTTCATCGGGCTCGACATGCTGGCGAAACCTTGACCCATCGTGACCATCTCCAACCCATCTTCGCCGGCGAGCTGCGTTGACAATTGCGTAGCTCCCCACCGATCGAACCGGATTTGTCGAATCGCAAACCGGGCATAGTCCTCCTGGATCTGCTTGCGAATCATGTCGTAGTCGATCACGTTGCCCGGCGTGGCCATCATCCAGCCGTCGCGCACCCACGCGTCATAGGGCACCCGGTCCCGGAGCACCCGGAGATGCATGTTCTCTGAGGGAATCCAAAAGCGAGGCAACAACACAATGGGCCCGTTCGGTTCGATGGGAGGGAAGACCATCACAAACGACGCGGTATCCGTGGTCGATGCGAGGTCTAATCCGCCGTAACAGATCCGGCCTTCCAGTAGGGATTCATCGATGACGCCGGCATTCCGATCCCAGACTTCAAACGTCACCCAACGGATTTCATTGTTGGTCCACTGGTTCAACCGCAGACGGAGAAACGCATTCAGCGAAGAGGGATCTTGCTGTGCTTTCAAACATTGCTCTTGCAGACTTTCGAGCTTCACGCTCACGTCGAGATTGGGATTCGCCTTGATCCAGGATTTCGGATCCGTCCAGTCATCGCCGGCGTCGAGTGCCGCGATGAACGCAAAAAACGAATCGTCCTGCACGACTCCCTCAAGGACCTTCTCTGCATACTCATGCTGTTGGAAGCAGACGGATTGCCGGTCATAGCCCGCGGTCGTGATCGCAAAAATTAAGGGCTGCCGGCGTGAGCCTGTGGCGGTCGTCATCAGGTCCCAGACTCCTCGGTTCTTGTGCGCGTGAAGTTCATCAATGACCGCTCCGTTCGGGTTGAGTCCATCGAGCGTGTCCTCGTCACTACCGAGCGGTTCACACTTCGCGTTTTTGCCTTCGCAATAGAGGTTGTCTTTGAGCGGCTTGATGTATTTCCGAAACCCGCTCGAGGACTTGACCATGCGGGCGATTTCACTCCAGACGATCTTGGCTTGATCGCGTTTCGTCGCCGCGCAATAGACTTCAGCGCCCGGTTCACCGTCACCCACAAAGAGATACAGGCCGATGCCGGCAGCGAGCGTAGATTTCCCGTTCTTTCTGGGGATCTCGGTATAGGCGATCCGGAATCGGCGCGTGCCATCGAGACGGAGCCAGCCGAAGAGGACAAAGAGATAGAACTTCTGCCAATCATCGAGCGCGAAGACTTGCCCGGCCCACTCCCCTTTCGAATGCTTGAGCAGGGTAAAGAATCGCAGGACGCGCTCGCCGGCTCCCACGGAGAAATACAGCCCACGCGCCGCGCCGCTCTCGAGGTCTCGGAAGTGCCGCTCGACAAACAGCCGAACCCACTTGCAGACAACAAGTTCTCCGAGTAAGACGCGGCGTCCATAGCGTTCAACCGCGTGATCTGCGCGTGGCATGTGGTCATTAGGAGCCATTCCACAAAAACTCTTCTAAAAGATCCAGCTGATCTTCATCGACCTTCTGAATCTTGGTACGCGATCCCGGCGTCAATCCAAAATCCGTGAGGCCTTGCCGCACTTGGCGGGAGAGATCAGAAAACGCAGACACTTCGGGCTTGATCCGGCGCATGATCGAGCCGGTCTTCGTGGTGGTCTCATAGGAAAATCCGCTGAACATCTCGACACGCAGACGGCGACAGAGCGCAATCTTGTCGGCCAGGTCGGCAAGGGCTTGCTGATCGGCCACGGTGAGCACGCGCATCGCCATCAACTGGTCGGCCAAATCGTTGTAGATACTCTCTGGCGTGGCGAGATCATCAGAAGAAAACCATCCGGGGATCTCTGGCTTGCCGGCTTCGGGCCTAGGTTCTTTTCGATTAATTTCCCGCTTGCCAGGGTTGCCCTGGAGGAGTTTCAGCGCCGTTGGCTTTGGTGAGGGTCCGCTATTGGACACTTTTTACCCCCCGAACCTGCGACGGTAGAATCGTGGGGAAGACACTCGGTTTGGGCCAGGAGTGTAGAGATTCGACCCGCCCTCCCTTATTGCCAAAGGCCCCATCAAACTGCGCCGTCTTGCGCGAGTGGCACGTATGACACAAGGCTTGTAAGTTCGACCACGCGTCAGATCCACCACGAGACCGCGGCACGCTATGATCCACGTCGGTAGCGTGAGCTCCACACTTGGCGCAGAAGGGATGCGTGTGAAGATACCGGGCGCGTGTCTGGTGCCAGTGCTCGCCGTATCCACGCTGAGAGGCGGATGGCCTTGTATCTGGCTTGCGTGCTGTGAGATGAGCAGGGCAACGGCCAGATTTTACGAGAACCGAACAACCAGGCATGGAGCACGATCGGCGAGAGGCTTGCGGCATGGCCGCGAGAGATACAGAATATTTTAAAAGGTGTCGAGGTCAGGATGGGCTACGATGGGACATGATGGGCTATCATTTTCGATGTTCTTTAAAACATATTCATCCTTACCAACACTAAGAATCACCAGTAACGACAGGGCTTACACGCGCCACTGGAATAGCGGTATGATGAACTTGAACAGATGACAAATTGTGAAGTGAAGATTCATGGCCTACGGTTCCCCTGCCTTCATGACCCTTTTCACATCAGCCAACGGCACAAACCAACCATCTCTCACCTTGAAGGCATGAGGGAAAACGCCCTTCCTGAGCCAATTCCGGACGGTCTTCGGAGTTCGACTGACGATCTCGGCTACCTTTTGCACTGTCAGATTTTTCGGCATGTCTCCTCCTTCTTCGTCATCTCGGAATTGACTTCATATTCCCTACACCTACCAACATCCGGAGCTCCTCCTGTGTCGCCTCTCTTGAATCTTTATCCCCGTTATCCACAGAATCCACGCCGCTCCGATTATTAATGCTCTTCACGGAAGAAGACGAAGAAGAAAGAGAAGACGAAGAAGAAAGAGAAGACGAAGAAGAAAGAGAAGACGAAGAGCTATCGCCGGCCATACCTTCGGCTATGCCTGTGCTATGGCCGCGGCTATCGGGTTTTCCCCATCGTTTTGAGGCTCCCGCAACACCCTTTTCTCGTTGTTGTTCCGCATACTTACGCTGTTTCATCACTTCATCTTTTAGGCGTTGCGAGTAGAGCCGACCGTCTTTTTGGATCAAAAGCGGCTCATCGGCGTGCTGAATTTCACTGCGCAACGTCATCCATTCCTTCAGCGAGACACCCAGCGACCTCGCAATAAATGGATCACAATCGAGTACCGAGCATTGGTCCTTCGAGTCCACCCACATATCAGCCAGGATCGCAATGTAGGCTCCTTGGGCCGCCAGGCTCATCCGTCGCACCTTCACATCGCGCCAGTCCTTTGGATAGAATCGAAATGCGGGTGATCGTTCCTTGGCCATTGCGGTCCTTCCTCTACGATCTACAAACTAGGGTTCTTCCTAGGGTGCCATTCCAGGCAAATTTTTTTAGTGCTGCTGCTGGATCACAATTCCGATTCGCGCTAAGGCCTCAGACACAGCGCCCTTCAATGTCTGATTCGAAAGGCCTTCGCCACATTCACCGCCTCGAGCTGTGAAGAAAAAAACCGATAGATCGCCCGGCCGGTCGCACAGTGGGTGATGGTCCACGCCTCATCCTCTCCCACGGTCTCATGAACCGCCAAAGGCCCCACGATGTCCGCGAGCACAGATCGTGACGTGGGCTTTCCCTTGTACTCATAGGCGATGTCAATCATGCCCTTCATAGCGTGACTCACTCCAATGGACGGTGCTCGAAGTCCCCCTCGATCACCAGATGTTCAGTCTCCTTGCACGTACATTCTCGGCCCACCATGTTATCCGCACAGGCCCGCCAGAAATTCCGCACCTTACCATCGGGAACATGGTTATCCTCTTCCCATCCATCCAAACCAAAGGCCTTTAGAACAAACTGCCCCTCTTCGATCGAACATCGCTCAGGCTTGAGCGCCGCCGTCTGCTTCGAAACCGAGATGTGATATTCAGGCCCTCGAGCAATCCCATCAGCATCAGCAGCTACCTCAACCGCACTCATCACATAAAGGCGCAGCGGACCATGCCATCACCTACCAGAGTGGATCCAGCTGCTTGAGCCGGGCAATTACCTGCTTTGATTCTTCGACAATGCGCAGATCGAAACACTGGACGCTCAGCGGATCGGACTTCCATTCCGCCACGATTACATCGAGATTTTCACAGGCTCGCTGGCGCAGAAGGAATTGCTCCTCGATTTCTTTTATGGCTTTCTCAGTCAATCGTCCATTCATGGCTTCACCTTCTTGTACGAGAGCACCCAGACCCACGGGTTGCGCTCCCAGGAGCCGGGACCGTGGATGGATTCCCAAAGCATGGCGTATTGAATCTGGACTGACGTGAGCCGCTTTTCTCTTAAGATGCACTCTCCGGGCCAATCGGCAGCCCCTTCGGCCACAGCATCCTCGCTACTGCAATCTTGCAACCGTTCCACACGCACGTCCGTGATCTCCAGCCAGAGGCGAGCGGCCCACTTCGGCATGAAGATAGGCGAAACGGTCTTGTCGAACTTCTCAATGCAATGCTCGTAGATCGGATGAGGGGATGGCCATTCGGCGAGTGAACGCTTGACGCCATCTCTCTTGTAAACGAGATAGTCATGTCCCATGTGGTCCGATCGCTGAATGATTTCCGCTTGCTCCTTGGGGGTGAGGTCATCCCATCGTTTACCCTTCGATGGTTTCCACTCATAGTTATCTTCCCAATACGTGAATGACTCCTTGACATAGAACCGATCGCCAACCGTGCCGAAGGGACATGGCAACTCGACGAATCCCTCTTCAGGGTATTCTTCCAGGGACATCAAGAGGCCGGTATATTGGTAGGTGTGCTTGCCGTCATCGTCGATTCGATCGCAATTCGTGACATATTCAAATTTCAAGGGAGACGGGTCTACGGGATCGCCGCTAAAATCCTCGATCATCTTGAGTGCCTTGCCCGTGATGATCCGCCGCGTCTGGGTCTTCTCGCCCCGCTCGGACTTCCCATAGTTCTCTGGCGTGAAGAGAATGCCGCGCTCTTTAATGCCTCGCGTCATAGGCACTCTCTTTCCCGGTCAGATTGCGATGGTACACCCGCTTGGTCTCCTCCTCGACAATCCAGCCGTGCACAGGTCGATGCCGACGGTTCCACAACAGCATGGCGTCCAAGATGTCTCCACAGTTCACGCAGCGCCCAGCGATAAAGACACGCTCATGATCGTGGCAGTCCGAGAACAGCACCAACCCACGACACCGCCGGCAGCGATTCATGCTTTCACTCCGAGCTGCAAGGCCTCCACCTTCATCTTGTACGGCGCCGCCATGTCGTCGACATAGACACTCACGTGGTTAACCGTTCATAGAGTTGCTCGACCCGCAGCGCATTCCGTGCCGTGACGTGCGACTTGTGAATCTGCAGGGCCCTGGTGGTATAGCCCAGCAGCTTCGCCAAGCGCGCGCGGGTATACCCCTCATCCAGCAATCGACGGATGAGAGACCAGGTCCGTTGGGCCGGGACCAAGGCTTTGTCGCAGTGCATGTCCGGTGTGACGTCGAGAATCCGGCGTGCGGATCGCGCCCGGATCCTCGTCTTGCGCCCGAGTTTGATCTCCTGAATCGTTTTGTCTCGTACATCAGACACGAGGGCGACCGCTCTCCGGCCCAGGCCCAGCCGAGCGAGTTTCTTGATGTGTGCGCGCGCGGGGGCGGCCGAGACAATCCCATTCCAATCGCCATTCTTCCTGGCCTGCGCGCGAACGCGTTCATTCGACGCGTTCGCCCCACGACAGTCCGCACAACGACACCCGCCCATGTATTTGATGCGTGTGCCATGGGGTTTCTGTTCGGCCAGCACCGCGGCTGGCCTCAGCGTCGAGAGATCACTCATCTCCCACACCGCGAGCACAGATTCGGCCGAACCCACCAACAGCCACCCGGACAGGCGCGTTCATCGGTACAGCCGCACCCGACACAGGTTTGTTTCAGCAGCTTCGGCCGAGGGAACAGCGTGCGCCCGGCTACCTGCTCCATCGCCGCGGCCAGGTCCTGGTCGAACGAATGAGAGGGCTTCATGCCGCCTTCGCTTTCTTGCCCTTGGCTGCCGGCACTGGGGGTTTGGATTGCAGAATCGAGCTCAGATCGATGCCGAGATGCTTCGCCAGCTTGGGGAATTCCTGATACGAGTCATAGTTGCTCGCTTCATCATGCAGACACAGGGCGGCCAAATGCCGGATCAGATCATCGGCGCTCTTGCCACGCGGCAGACTCGTTTTGGCCCGCCCCCAATTACTGAGAGCTTTCATGAGAGCTTTCACGAGAATATCGCCGAGCGGGCCCGTCGCTTTGGTCGAGAGTTTCGGGAGCTTGGCCTCCACCACCTTCATCACCGCCGGCGTGATCTTCTGCCAGTCGGTGCGCTTCCGCCGGTTCATCTCATAGCCCTCTTCCAGTTTCTGACGTTGGGCCTGGGCTTTCTGATCCGCCTTCGTCACAGCCGCGGTATTGCCCTTCTCCTGATCCTTGTCCCGTTTCTCTCGAGCCCGGATCTCCTTTCCCCAATGCACCAGGCACTTGTCTTTTCGAATACACACATCGAAGGCCTGGCCGCGTCCCGGTCCTGAGGCAATCACGCCGAGCACGGCCAGGTCACACACCTTCGACTCCTCTTGTCCGTCCGCTCGAGTCCAGGCCCATTTCCCATACACCTTCGACTTGTCGGCATGGCGCACATCATCTCTGGCCCGATAGTCATGCGTGATCTCGATCACCTTCCGTTTTGATTCCGTCGCGTTGGTGATCTGAGCCGCCGTGTCCGGAAACAACATGGGATCCACGTTCCGGCCGGTAAACCGGATATGCTGATCGATATAGGCTTGCAGCTCGCGGACACTCCGCGCCTTGACCTGGGGCTCGTCGCCCTGCTCTTCGTCAGGCATGAAGAGTCGGTGCTCGGGTTCGAACACCCCACCATCGGCATAGTCATGCTCCGGCGTGCCGATCGCCTTCGCCTGTTCGGCCGGCGTCAACCGCGCCAGCAGAATCGCATGGCCGGCGTCGATCCTTCCTGACCAGAACAGATCACGCGCTGGCTTCGTGAGGGCGAGCAGCTTCACCCGATCGTAGATGTACTTGACCGATTTGTTGACCCTGGCCGCGATGCTCTCGACCTTCATCTTGTACGGCGCCGCCATCAGCGCCTCATACCCGCCGGCCTCATCGAGCGGATGCACGTCCTCGCGTTGCAGGTTTTCTATCGTCAGCACTTCCATGAACACCTGATCGGTCATCTCCCGAACCAGACAGGGCAGGTCCGTGAGTCCGATGGCCTTCGCCGCCCGGTACCGCCGATGCCCCGCCGCCAGCTCAAACCCTTTGGCATTGGGCCGCACCAGCAACGGTGTGATAATCCCGGCGGTCCGGATGCTCTCGGCGAGCTGCTCGAGGGCGGGCCCGTCGTAATGCTGCCGCGGATTGTGTTTGGATTCATGCACCTTCCCGATTTCGATCACTTGATAGTCACTCGCGGTCGTCATACAGCCCTCCTTGGTGATGTGCAGACGTATGCACAGGTCATCGTTCATACTTCCAGATCCGGATTTCACGGGCATGATTGCCGGGGCGCGTGCTCTTCTGCCGGCCGATCACTTTCCAATGCGGCCCGCGGAAGATGCCGCCCCAGCTGTTGGGGCTCTGCGGCACGAGGCCCATGCCCTCAGCGATCGAACGGAGGTTGTCAGAGGAGACGAAGCCCGACTCGTCACTGATCTTGATCGCGGCATGGCGCATGCGCGTCACGAACGACGCATCATGGTCTTCGAGGGCTTCATGGCCCCTCTCTTTCAACACGGCTCCCGCCACCGCATCACGCAGGGTGAGTTGGGTCATGCGTCGCGCCTCCAGTTGAGCAAAGCCACGGTATAGCGCCAGGTGAGACACACGGTCAGAATCGCCAAGCCCCAGAGCTGTTGTTGGAAGACGATGAGATAGAACCAGAGCACCTGATTGACCAGGTCGACCGCCCACCCCTGCCATTTCTTGCGAGCGATGAGCTCCATCGCCAACAGCGTCATGCCGCCCACAATCCAATCCATCAGGGCTCCTTGTCGGCCGCCTGAGGATACAACCCGCCTTGGCCCGTCCGGACATCCAGCGCGAGCCGGTTAATCTCTTTCACAATGGCTTGCTCCCGCATTTGGAAGCCCTTCAGCGATTCTTTTTTTGATTCCTTCAAGGCGGCCAGCACATGAATTTGTCGGGCCAGTTCCCGGCCGAGTTGTTCAGTAGAGGGACCCATGGGCACGCTCCTTTCGTGATTCCAAACGTTGTTGCTCCCACGCAGCGAGCGTGCGATTCACAGCCAGCACGGCTCGACGAATGGCCTTGTGATGCGTGGGCCCGCCCTTGTGGCGTTTACAGAGCTGATAGATTTCGGATTGAATCGGCCGCGGCACGAGTTTGAAGTGTCCGGGACAGAGACCCAACGTCGTGGCCGGCAACGGACAGGTGGGAATCGGGCACGTCATATCAGGCGTGACGCTCCATCACTTCTTTCGCGGCCTCCAATATATGGAGATCGCCGCGCAGCCGGCCAATACACGCATCGAGCACCAAGGCCGCATTGCTGTTGAGATCCACACGGCGAGACGGCGCGTTGATCTGGGTCGGCTCGGCCAGCACGATCGGGGACGCCGAACGCTTCGCCGGCAGCTGGGGGGGGGGTCTGAGGCCTGTCCTCAGGTATAATCTTGGTCGGGGCCACTTGCGCCCGCTTCAGGAGATGTCGCTGACAGTACTCCGATCCCTTCGCACATCCCGACTGACACCGGGTGCCGGTCCTCACAATGTCTTTGCAGATTCGGTCTGGCGTCCCCATCGTCGACTCCTTTTTGTTCTTAGCCTCATCCAGAATGGCGGAGACACGCTGGTTGATCGCGTCCGCCTTCGCCAGCTGCGGCTCGATTGGCTCGTCATGGTCGAAGGCCTCATGCCGATGCTGCTCGCACAGGCTCATCAGCGTGATCGCTTTGCACTTCGGGTATTCACAGACTTGCAGGCCCATTAGAATGACTGCCCCAATTTCTCGGCGTACCGCCGGGCCTCATCGAGAGGCATCAACAGCACATCCATCGAGTCTTTATGGGAATGAACAAGGATCGTCGGCATGGACGCCGGCGGCAACGAGCCGAACAATTCACTATCCTCAAGGGTGATCGTCAGCTTGGAGAGTCCGGCCTTCCGCATGATGAGCGCCGCGATCTTGTGCCAGTGCTCATGCAATTGTTCCGTGACCGGATGGTGGGGGTTCATCTCCATCAGTCGGCCAGCTTCCGGGAGGGCCACGCCCGCATGTCACAGGCGATCTCGGCGGCTCCATCCAATTTCGGATGATGGAGACACGGCGGGTATTCCGGGACGCCGAAATGTTCTCGCGCTCGGGACACCGCCTCACGGAGGGGAAGGCCGGCCTTGAGGTCCGCCCAGACGCGCATCTGGATCAGCGTCCAGAAGTCCACGATGAGATCGGCCGTGATGTCTTGCGCCAGCAGACGGAACTTCGGTTGTGGAGTTGGCAGTTCCTCTCTGAACACATCATGGCGCAAGGCGGCATAGGCCTCAGGGCTCGCCTTCTGTAATACTTTCACAAGATCCAACCAGGTCCGATGCGTGAAGAGCTTCGCGCAGAATTCCCAGGGGTAGCGAGCCTCCAACCGCACCGCTATTTGAATGGCATCTTCCACAACGTTCAGACTGTCCATATCTCCCCCTATTGCAGAAAGACCCATACGAGAATCGCGAAGGTCCAGGCGATCCCCACCAGCACCAACCCAGCAGCAACTTCAATCGCGACATCCGTCACGGCCTTTCGTTCCGGCATCAGTCCCATTTCGACCTTGGCCAGCAGTAAGTCCGGCTGTGCTTGGCGCGAGAGGCGCATCATGCGACCATCCAGATCAGGAGGCTCCAGCACGTCACGCAGACCGCGAGAGCCAGCGCCTTCCAATACATGCGAGGCCAATCCGTGGCCGGCGGCGCATCGTCCTGGAACCCCTCACGCTCCCAGACTTCAACCGGGTGAGCACACGGATGGAGGCGTTGACATGCATCGAGGGGATGGGGCCGGCGAACGTTCGGGCGTGGGGCTGCACTCATGAGATCCTCCAAAATGATGACAGTTAGGCAGCCTGAGTCTTGCCGTGCTGTTTTTCTTCTTGCATGGCGCGGTCAATGAGGCACCGCAGCACAATGGCTTTATTACCGTGTCCGTCTCGATTCGCTCGCCGTTGTAACCAGGCTTCCTGCCTGCATTTGAATCGGTAGGTCTTCGGTTTCAGTAACTTCATTGTAGCCCTCCGTATACTCATAATGGGCGCAATGTAGCCCTAAGTAGCCTACTTGTCAACTGGGAAAATTAAGCAAAGATGGCACTAGTCGTTCCACGTAGTGCGAAAGAGGTTGCGTAGAACCTTGACGCGGTAGGATGAAGTAGCTAGACTGTAGCCCGTTGTAGCCTACTTAAGATTGGAGGTGAGACATGATGCCCTCGACGCGATTAGTTCCCGTTCGTAGTTATTTTGAGCCGACGGTCTATGAGCGCATGGAACAGGCACGAGCACGTCTGCGCCGGATCAGCATAAGTCGGTTTGTAGAGGATGCTGTGCTAGAGAAGCTGGAACGCATGGAGGGGTTAAGTCGCCCTATTCAGCTGGCCCCGAATAAGCGCAGCCGCGCTGCTGGATAGGGGAGATTTTGGGGGCCTGATGGTTGATCAAAAAAAGACAGCCTGAGTCAGAACGGACAGGCGTGAAGGAAATCTATGTAGACGATTGACTGACACGGGAAATCTTACGTAGCGGCACGTAACCCCTTCAGTGGGATTTCAATTTTCCCAATGAACACTTTAGATTGCAGCATCATGGGGCGAGAATAACCATGCTTGAGTTTATCGAGATCTATCTGAGGAACCATGTGGCTCAGTTGACTGTCGGAAAAGAAATGACAGCAACCATCCGTAGGTATTTTGTCCCACTCTACCAGACGCCATTATCCGAACTGACACCCATCCAGATCGAGGAGTGGTTTCATCGGATCGGCGCAATCTCCCCGAGCATGGCCAACAAGTGCATCTCAATTCTTCGAACCATGTTCGAGAAAGCCAAGGATTGGCGTCTGTTCGCAGGCGAGAGCCCAGCGCAGCGCGTAAGGAAATATGGTGAGACTGCCCGAGAGCGATTCGTGCAGCCGGACGAAATGCCGAGAGTCATGGCGGCCCTCAAGGATCGTGATGATATGACGCAATGCTATTTCCTGCTCTGTCTGTTGGTGGCCTGTCGCCGCAGTGAAGGCTTGACCATGCGCTGGCGTGATCTCGATATCCTGAATGGCCGATGGTACAAGCCTAGGACCAAGAGCCGAGGCACGAAACCGCGCCGAGGGCAGAATGTCCCTGTGCCGCTCGCCTTAATGGCTCGTCTCAATGCGCTTCCACGAACGAATGAATTTGTTTTCGCAACCAAGAAGGGCCACTGGTCGACGTCGCTCGTCTTTGAACGTTGGGACCTGATCCGCTCGCAGGCTGGCATTCCAGATGTGACGATTCATGATCTTCGGCGCACCTGTGCCTCGTGGCTGGCCTGTCATGGGGAAAACCTCGCGATAATCGGGAATGTGTTGAATCACACCGGACTCCAGCACACGGCAATCTATGCTCGGCTCAACATCTCGCCGGTCACGAGAGCCCTAGAAGAAAACAGCGTCAGAATGTTAGGATTGCCTCCCAATTCGGTCTAATCCAGGGGGCTACCATGAAGATATTTACTGTAGTGTTGGGATTGGCACTCTTGGTCGGCTGTGCAAACCTGAGCCCTGAACGGCTGGCGCAAGCTGACTACGGCCGGTTAGATCCCGAGTACAAAGAGGCGATCACACTCTACATGCTCGACAAGTTCGTGGATCCAGAATCGGCACGATACCGCTATCTAGAAGCACCCAAGAAAGGCTATGCCTATGTGGACGGCCCCAATTCACCTGTATTCGGGTACATCGTGACGGCCCGGATCAATGCCAAGAATCGCATGGGCGGGTATGCCGGGGAGGAACCGTATACGTTTCTCGTGCGGGACAAATCGGTCTGGATGATTACGTATTTTACAACCCATCAAACCGTCGAATGATGACGCGAGGGCTACCGAGCTGCCTCAGCATTTTCCCTCACCCATCGCCTCAAGGCGTCATAGGCAAGCCAGAGATCTCGGTACTGGATAATGGCGGCTTCGTAGGCGCGTAGAACCTCAGCATCGGTAAGTAGGGGGCCGGCTGATTCAGGAGGAGCTCCGGCGGCGGCGGTGGAGGTAGGCACACCGTCCTGACTGGGGCTTGGCAAGCGGCTGATAGTATCAAAAGCCCACTCAAACTCAGGAGACACAGCACACTTCTGAGCCGATGACGCCACATAGCGGATGACCTCCCTGTCTACGATCTTGGTTTTGGCCTGTGCCGCGCCAGTCACTGTGATGTACCGAACCACTCCGCTCGCGTCCCTCCGGGCCCGCTCAATCAATTCGGAAGAGGTTTCTACCGCCTGCACGGTGATTGACGCATCCCAGGCCTGCTGCACCGCGTGCCGGCCGTGCCATTCACCAATACCGATCAGGGCAAGGATCAGCAGTGACACGATGCCCGCCTTGAGCAATGGGCCGAGCAGCCACGGCGGGATCACGGGATCTGCCCCACCCCTGTAGGTTGACCAGACGCCGGCGCGGTCGTGGTATTGGTATTGTTGGGCTTCATCATCAGCGCGGCCCCCATGCCGGCAAAGAGTGCGCCAGACCCAATACCGAATTGCTGCACGTCAAATGTCTGACCCTTCATCACCACCACAAAGATTTGCAGCCCAATGGCTGTGAGAATCGTCGCCAGGGCCAAATAGCGAAAGATGTCATGTGTCCGATTGTCTGACTCCGTGAACATCATCACCAATGGATTCATGCTGTCCTCCTTAATGGGCTTTGATCCAGGCCACAAAGCCGTGCCACACCGCCCAGCACGCGCCCACCGTCCCCGCAATCCACGCGACAAATACCACAAAGGTTTTCAGCGCAGAAAAGAATGCCGCGATGGGATCGATGAACGAACAAATCTTGACGAGCGTGGCATTTTGCTCCGTCAGCAATTCATTCTGCTCTTTCAGCACCAGTATAAAATCATTTTGGTCTTGCCGCCGCTCCAGTTTGTGATCCTCCATTCACGTGTGCGCCATTCTCGTTACCGAACCACCGACAGCCAAAACACCGACTCCCCCGCCATCATCGCCATCAGCTCGGCATAGCCATGCTTACTCTCGGCCAGGAAAGGATGATCATAGGTGCCGTCAAACCGCTCCCCCACCAATACACAGCCTCTTGTATCAGCCAGCATATTGCCCTTGTGCAGGAGTATGTGGGTCCTCCCCGGCACATCCGTGATCTCAAACGTCTCGCCAAAGTGCGGGGAGTTGACGCGACGGCAGAGGTAGCGCCCTGCCGGAATGCTCGACACTTCCTGTTCATTATCTTTCCACGGTTGTTCCATCGTGAGCGCAAACGGCACCTCGCCGTTGACGAGCACCCCGAATGTGCCGCGCCAGGATTGGCCGACTGTTTTGAGCGTAAGCTCGGTCATGCCGTCACCCTCGCCTTGGCTGGTCGATCTGCTCGGCTCACGTCATCCCCACAAGTCCACCCGCAGACACACCGCCAGGGTGCCATCGGATCGTCCTTGGTCAGGAGCCGCCGACACAAGGACATCGGGCACCGACGTGACCAGTGCATCATCGGAGCCTCCATCGATCGGTGCGCTCCCTCTCTTAGGCCTTCGGCGCGCGCACGGACATGCGGCGCTTCCCGGCGCTTGTCAGCTGATCGGATAGCCCGTCGCTGATTCGATACTCGTACTCTAGCTCGCCCGCTGCATCCAAATCGGTCGTGGGGAATTGATACTCGACCTCTCCGGGATTCGTCACTTGATTCAGCACGGTCATGGTCCGTACCTTCAGTGCGCCAGCGCCGATTGAGAAACGGAGCTTGACCGTCTTCCCCGTGAGATCAATCGGCGTATCCGTCTCGGCGTCTGTCACCGTGATGGAGAGCTTCGAGCCGCCGTCCCCTTGTACCAGCGTCGCCATAGCCTTCGCCCTCCTCTCTTAGGCCACCGTCACGGTCAGCGCGGCGGCGGCGAATGTCGGAGCGGGATCCCCGTTGTTGACCGTCTTCGGCGTGGTCAGCGCGCCATAGATAATGAAATTCCCGCCGCTCGTATTATCGAGAATGGCAAAATGCGTGATGCTCCCCCAATTGGCCGACGGCGTCGGGAATGTGAGAATCCCGGCGTTCGCCGTCAGCCCGCCCGTGCCGCTTGAATCGCCGGAGGTTCCCCCCTGCGTGGCGTTCCAATTCGTATTCAGGGGATTGTTCGAGACGCGTGCGTAAGAGCCGCCTGTCACCTCCGTGCCTCCGCCCGTCTCGCCCGGCGCAGCGGTATAGAGGGCCACGGCCAGCGTCGTCGGCTTCGTATAGGAGCTGGTCCGGAAAATATGATCGACGATCTTATTCTCCAGGTAATCGGACGCCGCCGTGCCGAAGAGGATAAAGGGAATCGTCCAGAGCCACATGGAGTCCTGGCCGAAGAGCAGGAAGCCGAGGGCGCAGAGGCCCGCCAGGCTCCCGGCAATGACCCGGAAGGATTTGTCCAGCCGCATGAGCGAGGGCGAGATATACTTGACGCCGTTCGGCGTCTTCCCTTCCCATTCCCAGCGCCGCGCCCGGTAGATATCGTCCGTCGTGAAGGCCTCCGGCCAATAGCTCAGCTCTTCGCCATACCGCACCACCATGAGCGCCACGAGCCAGGAGGAATAGACCACATGATGGAGCTGGATCTGCTCGCCATAGCGCGCTTGCATAATGGCGGCCCATTCCTTGAGGTCTTGAGGAATCTCCATCGCGGCGACGTGCTCTAGGAAGGCCGCCGCCCGGAGGCGGCAAATCTCCCGGTACGTGTCATCCGATTGCGGTCGCTGCGTGCCGTCCGGCCCAATGGCCGCCAATTCTGCCATGTAATACTTGAGCATCTCTTTTGCTGTCATGGTCGCACCCCCCTTGTGTTGTTAAACGGAAACCGTATCCTGCATGGATTGAATTACTCCGGCCCGCGCGCGCACGTTGGCGCTCGCTCCCCACCGGAATCGCAGAAGGGGAGTGGCTCCCATGCGCGCCAGCACGAAATTGACTACCGGCACGCCCGTCCTCAAATCCGTTACCGTCGAGAAGGTAATCGTCGCCGAGCCTTGCAGCGCAATCCCAGTCGTGAGCGCGCCGGAGCTGGCGAAGGAAATGAGCGCCGAGCCTTGGAATTGAATCGCCGTCGAGAGCTGCCCGGAGGCGCTGAAGCTAACGGCCAGGGCTCCCGCCATACGAATAGCCGTGCTGAGGCTGGCGGAGCCGGAGAAGCTGACGTCCAGGGCTCCCGCGAATCGAATGGCCGTCGTCAGTGAAGCCGACGAGCTGAAGGAGACCGCCAGGGCTCCGGCCATCTGGATCGCCGTGCTCAAGGAGCCGCTCGCGCTGAAGCTCATCGTGATAGCGGCGGACAGTCCGGAGGCGACGGTCAGCTCGGCCGTTGCATTGAAAGAAATCGTCCCGACTCCAGCCAGCGGGATAGCAGTCGTCAGCGCGCCACTTGCGCTGAAGGTAATCGTGCTCGCTCCGGCCATTGTGATAGCCGTGCTCAAGGCCGCCGAGGCCGAGAAGGTTATCGAATGGGCGGCGGCCATGGTAATCGCCGTGCTCAGCGAGCCAGCCGTCGAGAAGGAAATCGTCTCAGCGGCGGCGAATCGAATGGCCGTTGACAGCGAGGCCGAAGAGCTGAAGGAAACGGTTACGCCTCCAGCCATGGTAATCGAAGTGGAGAGCGCGCCCGCTGCGCTGAACGAGATTGTCGCGCTGGCGGCGAGCGCAATCTCATTCGTCGCGGTATGCCCGATGAAGAAGCGAATCATCAGGCTCCTGCTATGCCGTGGTAGGAATCGAGAACATAAAGTCGGTCCATTGCTTCGGCACGGTCTGGTCGATACATTGCACGCTCACCTTATCGGCGTTCATCTCGGTACTGCTCAAGACAATCGTGACGAGCGCGCTACCGGAGGGAGCCACGACCGGCAAGGTATTGAGATTCGCCAGCGCGCCGCCGTCCTTGGAAATCTTGAAATCCCCCGCAGCGATCGTGGGATCAATCTTAAAATTGCCAGGAAGGCTATAGTCCTCCAGCGCTATTTGTATCTCAAAATCTTCGGCTTTCTTCGGAGGATTCCATGGTGGTGCCATAGCTCAGACTCCTATTAGGTTTTGTGCGCGCGGCACGGTGCGGTCGACATTGAGCACGTACTCGTCGGCTCCGGCTCCTCGATAAAAGACCGCCATCTGCGAGCCGAGATACCTGCGTGGACAGCAGAACAAATTGGGCATGTTATGAGGAGCAGAAACCAAGGCGGATTCCGCGCCCCATGTGGAGCCGCCGTCTTTCGAGACCTTGCAATGCAGCGTCAGAATACTGGAGTACGTTTCGCTGCCGTCCGATTTGCCGCCATAGTAGACGGTCCACCAGCCTGTGACTAAATCCAGCTCAATGGCGCAGAGCCCTTGATCGTCCGTGCTATTTGTCACGACATCGGTCTTGGCTGTTATGGCGGATTCTGTCACCGTCCAGCACGTCAAATCTGCATTGGCGGTATCTATCGCGTTCCAGGCGACGACAAGCAGCTGGCTATTTGTCAGGTCAACCGCCACGGCAAAATGAGCCCACCCTGCCGTCGCCAGCCCATCGACGAATGTCATCGGCGCGCCGAATTCCGTCTCAGCCCAGCTGTTTGCGGAATCGTCATGAATCTGTCGGCTTACCCGGTCGGCTGAAGCGTCCCAAAAGATTGCGAGAATATCCTGATTGTCGGCACCAAATCCGGGCGCGAGTATGATCTGATCTTGCGTGGCGTTCGCTTCATTGATTGTGCGCGAGGCCCACGCCCCATTCGGGACATTCGCATTGAGAAGCCGATAGAAGCCTCCCTCTACTCCGGCGTCAATCTGCGTGCGAACATAAACATTGCCGCCTCGGGCGCGGGTAATCGAGAGGAAGCTCCCCGCGCCGACCGCCGACGTTCCGTCATGCACGCTCGTCTGCGTGCTCAAGGCATCAGAGGAGGCGGTATCTATCGTCCGGTAAAACGTATCGTCGGAAACCGTTTCCGTATAGGCGCAATGAATCAAACCGCCCGCCAGCCCGCTCCACTTGTCATACCACACGGCAAGAGCCGTGGCCGTTCCGGCCAAAATAACGGTGCTTGTGCTCCACGTTATGCCGCCATCGGTAGACTTCTTGAACAGGATGTCGGCCAGTGAATCAATGTAGACCAGGTAGAGCGTCCCATCAGGAGTCTGGATTAAGTAATTCGTAGCAGCGGCATTGTAGGTACTACTACCCCCAAAAACGCTCGCAACGGCAACATTGGCTCGACGTGACATTATGCCCTCACCTTCATTATTTTACGCACGAGACGGTTCTCATTTGCTGCGCGGCCGTGCTTCCCTTCGTGCTGGTAATCACTCTCGTGCGATCGGCCAGGCTGGCGACGATTATCACTTGATCGGGCTCGGCCTTCGTTACACGCAAGCCGGAAGGAGTCACGGGCGGAAGATTCGGAAGAGCAGGCACGGTAATCGTTACGGATTTCCGGGCAACCTCCAGGGCATTCTTAATCAGGCGAGCCTCGATCACGTACGTCCCCGGCGGCTTCAGCTCGCCCATGCAATTCTGCGTCCCGGCCACTTCGCCCCAGATACAGCGCGGTAGGCTCTGCTCCGTGCGATACAGGACCCCGTTCTGATACCATTCTGTGCTGAAGGGCTCGGCGAGAGTCGTCTCCAGCCGCACCGTCCAGGGCGCGGTCGCGGGCGCGCCGATAATGTTGAGCGTCACAGTTGGAGGGACTGGAGCGGCGAAGGTTTTGGATACCGGAGCGGTCTTTGTCGATTCATTGTCGGCGGTATCAATCGCGCTGAGCCAGTAGCAGACGAAGAGTGTCCCGGCTGGCACCAGCGTATCGCTATACATTGTGACCTTGCCCAGCGTGACAAGCGGCGTCGCCGGGATTGTCGCCGGGCATGCCGAGCCGCCGAAGGATCGATAGAGCTTGTACCCCCTCAGGTCCGCTTCGGCATTCGCGTTCCACGCAATTGTCGCCGTCTCTGCTCCGGCTATGGCCGAGTAGAAGAAGAGGAGGAGCATTGCTGCGATGGAGCCAAGCGCTTTGAGTTTCATTCTGGCGTCCTTTCGGTTGTGATTTTGACATTGAGGACAGAGCCCTTTGTCGATGCCTCGTTCGAGCAGCTCCCGCGCCGTCGCATTGCCGCATTGCGGACAAAGCGAATGCCATGGCGAAAGCATCACGCCGTGCGAATCGACGCGCATCTGCGTCGTGCAGCTACAGGTCGGGCAATGGCATAGGGGAGTCATTACCAGCGCACCTCGATATAGCCGTCCAGCCCAGTCCCCGCCGCCGCGCCGCCCGAAATACCCTTCGTGCCTCCGAGCTTTCCGCCGCCCACGCTGACGGCATCGCCAACGCCAGATCCGGGCGTGCCATCGGTCGCCGGGTCTGAGGAATTCACCCCATAGCGCCCGCCGCCGCCACCATCGCCACGACATTTCAGGACGGCGCTGAGCGTCGACGAGGAGAGCGTGCCCGCTGCGCCGCTGGTCGGATTCACGCCGCCTTCGCACGCGCCATTCCATGAGCCCTTGACGCCCTTCGCGCCCTTGGCTCCAATGACGAGATCGAAGACTTGCGCGGGCGTCACGTCAAGAATCGTGACGGCCTTGCCGCTATTGCCGCCCGTACCGCCGTTCCCTTGCGAATGGAAGAAGCACCCCTGTATCTGATTAAATAATGTCGCCGCGCCGCCACCTCCGCCGCTGCCACCGACACAAGTAAATTCCGCCACGGTAACGCCCGCCGGAACTTCCCACTGGAAATTCCCCGGCGTCGAGAAGAGCTGCGAGTTGGGAAACACGGTGCCTATCATCAGGTCCGATTTTGCCGCGCCCACGATTTTAAGGAGGCTCTCAAGGTAGGCCTGCTCAAAGCTGGAGGTGGATAAATCATACTCGAAGAGATACGCGCCGCCGTCGGCCTCTTGAATCCTCCGGCGCATGACCTGGACTTGCGCGGGCAAAGCATAGGCCGGAAAATCTATCGAGACGAGCTGCGCCAGCTGGAGGAGCTGCGTGCGGAGGCGCGTATGGATCTTTGTCACCACGTGGCCGAGCGCCCGGAGCTTCAGGAAGTTCACCGTATTGCCGTAGATTTCCAAATCGCCCAGCACGTTCGACGTCGGGTGGCGTACCTCCTCATAGGCCTCATAGACGCCCGTCCCGCCCTCCAGCGAGCTCCGCTCGGCTTGCTCTGAGAGGGAATCGCGCGTCATGACGGTGCTCGTCGCGCCATCGAGCGAGGTTACTTTTGTCATTTGCCGATTGCGATAATTATCCAAATCATCCAGGCGCGTCGTCGCTTCAATATCCTCATTATCCAGAGCGATCGGACTGACGTCGAGATTCACGACGCGAAAATTCAGCGCTTTATGCTGGTCAATGAAGGCGATACCTCCGCCCGCATCGCCGACCTCACGAATAAAATCGGAGAGGCGCACGTTCTGCGCATCCGCAATCAGGAGGAGCGCGCCCTCGTCAATCACGCCCTCGAATATCCCATCCGCGCCGAGCCCTCCGGCTGAGAGGAGGGAGCGAAGGACGGTCCCCACGGAAACGTTGGTATAGAGATTCGAGAAGATGTTCCGCCCGGAGAGCACTTCCCATCCATTTGCCCGGGCGCGATACTCGAAGACGGTTTCATCTCGCCCGGTAAATAATTCGACGCTCTGAATGATGCCGCCGAAATGGGTAAAGCCGCGTTCGATAAAATGTACGACCTGTCCGGCCAGCGGCGGAGCCGGAGGATCCAGAAGGACAAAGGAGCATTCCGATTCATCGCGCGCCGATTGGTCAATCAAGACGCTGTCTCTCCGTACCTTGCCCGCTACAATGCCGTCGATCTCAATCCAATACTGGGTGCCTCCGGCCTCGCCGAAGCTCCCCGTCTCATCGCCGATTGTATCCGTGCCCATCGGAACGGCTAATTGCATGGCTTCCCCTAACTGTTCGCAATTCTCAAGTCCGGCGCAATCGTCGCCGTCGCCAAGGCGGGCACGGCTCCGGCAATCGTCGCAATGCCCGTGAGAGCTCCTGCTGCTGCCAGTGTCAGGATATGTCCTTGCGACATATCTCCGGCCAGCCCGGACATGGTGGGCTCCGTCGACGCCATATTGCCGCGATAGACGGCCCACAGGTGCGTCCCCTGAGCAATGGCCAGGGCGAAGCTGGTGGTATTGCGCTTCACGCCTGTCGTGACTAGGGAATCGAGCGTGCCGGTCGCGACGAGCTTTGTCAGCGTCTGCCCGGCCTTATTCGGCGCAAGCGGCGAGGAAAAAATCCCGGCCTCCGCCGTCTGCGCGCCCGCGCCGATTGTGGTTACATGGAATTCGACGAAGGCGGCGGTATAGGGACGCGACGTTCTCCCGACGTAGACGGCGTAGGCGGTAGAGGCGACGGTGAGGAAAGTGCCCAGCGCCGCGCGATTGAGCCGAGAAAGCCAAATCTCTCGTTGCGTTTCGTAGAAAGCCGCAGGAGTCACGGAGCAGAAAATTGATTTTGTCCCGGCTCCCCAATTCACGGCGGCATCGCTATTGCTGGAGGACATGACGGTCAGGCGCGAGAGGGTACTCGGCGCGCCCGCTGTGAAGATGCCGATCCCCTGCTCCCAGTCATTCCCGAAGACCACGGTGTAATAGACCATCTGCCCGCTGACGAAGGCGCTGGCGAATGTGCGATACCCGGAGACGGTGCCCGCCAGGGAGTACGTTCCCGTTCCGGTCGTCGTGGTCGTTTCCTTCACGCGCGCGGCCATCATTTTATTCATCGCAGTGCTTCCTCTCTCTCTTTACATCCCGGTCAGCCGCAAGTCAGGGGCGACAATCCCTGTGCCGAGCGCCGGAAGGCTGGTCGAGAACGTCGCGCCGAGCGAGGCGAAGGCTCCGCAGGCGGCCTTCTCCAGGACATGCCCTTGCGACATATCTCCGGCCAATCCTGCAAGCGTCGGCTGCGTCGTCGCCATGGCCGTCCGGAGGCCCACCCAAAAATGTCCCGGCTGTGTAAATGCGCTGGCGAAATTTCCCGTGTTCCTCTTCACTCCAGTCGAGGTCAGCGAATCGACGGTCGAGGCTGTCAAGCGCTTTGATAAAGTTTGCGCCGTCTTGTCCGGCGCTTTCGGCGAGCTGAAAATTCCCACGTCTGCCGTCTGCGCTCCGGCTCCCGCCGTGGTTACGTGAAATTCGACAAACGCTGTTGTGAATAATCCCGACGGGCTCTTCCCGATATAAACGAAGTAGCCTGTATCGCTGATTGTAATGGCGCTGCCCACGGCGGCGCGTGCGACGGGCGACATCAGGATATTGCGCTCCGGCTCATGGAGCGAGGCCGGGAGCGAATCAATGATGATGACCTTATCGGTCGTTCCGGCATTCCCTAAATGCACGCGCTCGCCGCCATTGCTCGACTGAAGGACGGTCGTGCGCTTCAGGACGAAGGAGCTAGCCAGCTCGCCGATACCCGACTCCCAGTGCAGTCCCCATGTGATCGTGTAGTAGAAAGGCTCGCCCACGGAGTAGTATTGATTGAGCGCCTTGTGGCCGGACACGGCTCCAGATAGCCCGATATCGCCGACGCCGCCGTCGGCGCTGAGCTGGAAGATTCTCGGTGCGTGCATGGGATCCATGTAAAACGTATTGCTCATACGCTGGCACCTATCGAGCGCCAAGCCGAGGGCGTGCTCCGGGCGACGACGCGCGCGATTTCCCGGCCGTCGAGATAGAGCGGGACGGTGATCGTTTGCGCGCGCCCGCTGCCCATATCCAAGGCCTCGCGCATGAAGGCCGCCCCGCGCGTATTCAACGGAATGATGGCCTCCTTTCCGTGCAAGGTGGCCGGCGTCCCGGATCCAAAATCCCCGATGCCCCCCTTCGTGAATCCCAGGTTGTCGGTGAGCGCGAGCGCGGCGACGATGCCGGCAATGCCGAGCAGAATGGCCCCAGCCCATGGAATGCCGAAGACGGTGGCGGTGAGGGCTTCGGCGATCGCGGACAAGACCCCAATCACAAACGTGCCGACGGCGGTAATGATCCCCACCATGGTGGCAAACATCGCGGAGAAGGCCGCGGTCACGGTCGCGAAAAATCCTGTGATCGCCGCCGTAGCACCCGCCCAAATGCCGGTGGTGGCTCCGGCCGTTGCCGCCGTATTGGCGACCATGAGTGCATTGGAGGCGGCCCATTGCACGGCCATGTTCAGCCCGCCTTGGATCACGGCAATCTGGGTGGACTTCCAGGCCTGTTTGACAAAATCCCCCCCCATAACAATCGCGTTGGCGACGCCGCTGGTCCAAGTAGTGACGATCTGTCCCACCGAAAAGGCATTGCTCGCGACGACGGCCTCGAGCTGTTTGGTCCAGAATCCCTTAAGCTGCTGCGCGGCCGTCGCCTGTTGCACGATGAACCGGCCCTGCGCTTCTTCATTGCGATCGCGCGCGTCCATCTCCGCCTTGAATCGAGCCATGGCCGCGTCCTCTTCGATCATGTAGGCATCGACCCAGTTCTGTGCGATGGCCTGGGAGACGACGAACTCTTCATGGATCCGCTTGCCGAGCAGCTCCTGCCGTGTCCCCTCCGCGTCCTGCTGGCGCAACGTCACTTGCGCACCGGAGACGATCCCGGCCCCCAGTCGTTCCTGTTGCTTGCCGGCCGCCTCGATCTGCGCGAGCTGGATCTTCGTGGACGCGACGATCTGTTGGCCGAGGCGCTCTTGACTCGACGAATGGGCCTCGACGGCCTTGGCCGCGTCCAACTGTTTCACTGCCAGGGCATCGAGCGACTTTTCGGCCTCCCTGGCCGATTGCACGCCTTTGATTTCTGAGGCGGCCCAGGCATCGATCGCTTTCACATGGTTCAGGGTTTCCTCCCAGGCCGCTTTCGAAAATGCCTGGAGAGAAAAAAGGGTCTGCGAAATCAACTGTACGGATGTCACCATGCCGGCCAGTCGAATTGAGAGCACGGAGGCGGCATCGGCAAATTGGTTGAACACGTTTTTGGTAAACACAATGACATCGGTGAAGGCCTTGACCAGGATGGTCATGGACGGCGCGAAGGCCACTCCCACTTGCATGGCAAATCCTTTGAGTGCGGACTCCATATCATCCATCGCATCATCGAACACCGTCAGATCCCCGCGAGCCGTATCCGTGAGGATCAACCCAAACTCGGCCGCTTTCTTCATCGAGTCATCGAGCGCGGCCCCGCCCTTATTCAGGATGGGAATCCAATCCAGCCCAGCCTTCCCAAACAGCTCGACGGCCATGCGGGCCTTGTTTGCCCCGTCCGGCATTTTCTGAAACGCATCGGCGATCGCCCGGAGTGTGGCGCCGGTACCCTTTTCCACCACAGCCAGGCTCACCCCCATATCCTGAAAGAGCTTGATGCTCGAGGAGGTGCCGGCCGACACCCCCACCATTTCCTTGGAGAGTCCCTTCATCGCCAGCGCAATACTCCCGGACTCGAGCCCATTGCGCTTCATCGCCACGCCGAGACCTTCAATACTTGCCGCCGCGATGCCCGTCTTTTGCGCGAGCTGCTCGGTCTCCTCGGCGATCCGGCCGGCCTGCACCGTCATGGCAAAGGCGGCCGTCGTCACCGCGACAAACGCCCCAGCGAGCACGCCGGCGGCATTGGCCCCACCGCCAGCCAGATTGCGAAAGGCATCGAGGGCCCGATTCACGCCGCCCCCTAAGGACGTGCCGGCCGCATCGGAGCTCTTCATGAATTTGTCCACCGCGGCCTGTGCCTGGTTCAGGCCTTTGATCAGACCGTTCGAATCGGCGATGACTTCAAGGACCAGTTTGTTCGCCATGCTTCTTCAGTTCTGCGAGATCCTCAAAGACCCGGAGTGTCTGTTGTCCGATGTCTGACGAGCCACGCTCACTCTGCTCCACCATCGACCGCGGCATGAAATCTTCCGGCCCGTAGGACTTGTCGGTCTTTTTCCGTCGATTCACATTCGCCAGGGTTGCAACCGTAAGTCCGGTCCGCCAAAATGCCGCCGGCTGGCCGAACGGTTCGATCGCCGCATAGGTCTGCCACTCCCGCAGGAGTCGGGCCGACATCCGAGCCAGCAGCCTGTCCGGGTTTGGAAATCCCAGACTCAGAGCGAGACGGAAGGCGAATCGACGCTCTGGGCTGCTTCGGAGTTTTTTAGGAGCTGCTCGTTCTCCTCTTCATCCATCCCGGACAATCGACTAGCCACCTTGGCCAATCGCTCCAGCACCGCCGCGCTCTTTGTGCCCAGCTTGAGAATGTCCGTTTCCGAAAAGATCGGTTGCCGGTTCCGGTCCACCAACGTCCGGACCAACAGCTTGGCCGTAGAATTCTCGAGCTTCGCCTTGCGCGTCTTGCCCTGAAATTCCATGATGGACGCCTGATAGGCATTCTTGCCGGCGCCGGTGAGGCCGCACACCAAGACGGTGCGATTCTTCCACTCAGGCACGAGGACTTCTTCCGTCGGAATGTCATCCATCCCAAGAATTTCATCTTTGCTGAGTAATTCGTTTCCGTTGTCCATAACTCCCCTTCCCATCAATACGAATGTATGACTCGAGCGCTCGCGTTCCTGCCTTATAGGCGAACGATCCCGAACTTCACCGCCACATTGCTAGCTGCGAGATAGAACATGCCGTCCGTCTGTCTCCACCCCATGACTTGATCGACCTTAAAGACGGCGATCTCGCCAATCCCAAGTGAATAGGCGGTCACGTCTCCGGATCGATTTTGCCCATCGACGGCACTGGTGAGCGTCACCGTGCGAGCCGAGGCCCCATCCGTGTTCTGCAAGATCAGCAGCACGGGCCCATCGAGCACAAACTGATTGCCGTTCGCCACATCGCAGGCCGTCATCACGCAATCCAGCGAATCGACGGCTGGCTGTAATGTGGGATAGGGGCCCAGCGGAGTGGTACGAGTAATGGTTGTCCGTGGCATAGCGAAATCCTCCTTATGATCGTAGACGCTGAATTAACTATCCGTTGACTACTCCAATGCTTAGCTAAACGCTGGTGCGCCCGTGCAGCGGAGCGTGATCTTCTGCATCATCGCGTCATCCACTGGGAATTCGAACGGAATGGTCTTCACATAGGCCGCAAAACTGATGGTCTGGATCGAGCCGGGCAGCACGATCTGCCAATTACGTTTCGTGCGGGCCAGAAAATCCGTGCGCAATCCAATATGCGTGGGATCGCTGGGCACATAGTTGGTTTCAAATTCGACCGTGCCGGCATCGATGAGCGTCAAGATAAATTCTCGAAACGCCCCCTGCGCGGCCGAGCTGTGCGTGGTCACATCCGCTTCGTCGGTTTCCATGCTTGGCCCGCTGATCGAGCGCACTTCCCCCACGGTCGTGAAGGTTTCCGGAGCCCCTCCATCACCGCGCTTCAGTAATGTTCCATAGCCAGAAATCGCTGCTGTAGGCATCGCTCTCCTCCTTCGTTCGTTATGCCGCCCTCATGGCGCGTCCGTGGTGACATCCCCACCGCTGGATCGCCTGCGCGTGCGGCTTGGCGACCGTGGTTCCTTCATCGGTTGTTATTTCCTCGAGAGTCATCTGCCAGATGTTCGGCTGGCTGGCCTGCACGAGCAGCATGACCTCGTAGGCGTCATCAATCGCGGCATCGAGCACCGCACGCACATCCTCACCGTCTTTCGTATAGATCACGATCTTGACCTGCATCACGCAATCCCGATCCTGCTGCGTGAACGTGCCAATGGTTTCATCGGTCACAATCACGCAATAGGTTGGAAACCGCTTGCACTCGACCTCCGTGAGAAAATTGAGGCTCACGTCGTAATCCTTGAGGCGGGGGCCTTCCTTCCCCTCCCGTGAGCGAAACATCTCCACCACGGCATCGCGCAGAATGGTGCGGTCGCTCAGACCCGGCACGCTCACTTCCCCACCTCCTGCAAGACCTGCGTGAGCTCTCGAGTTGCCACGCTATTCATGGTCTCCTGTGCGGGCCCCACTACCGGCCGCGCCCGCAACACGCCGCGGCCCTTCGTCAACGTGGCGCCATGTTCAAAAATATTCATCAACCGCGGAATCGGAACCACGCGGCCACTGATCTCCGCGCTTTTGACGCTCACTTTCGTTTGCATCTTTCGCGATTGACGCCGCAGAAACCCGGTCCGCGGCACAAACTCGGCCGCAATCCGGCGCCGGGCCTCCGTGCGGCCCGCATTACTAATGGTGCGCATCTTTTTCTTGATGGTGGTCACAGCCCCCTTGCCTTCCTTGGCATAATTGAGGAGCCCCACCGCATGCACTTTGGTTGAGATTGCCATCAATTACCCTCGCGCAAACCGGAAGAGATCCAAGATCGCCTGCACCCCGGCCGGCCAATCATTGCGTAACGTCATCGAACTATCGGCCACACTCTTGGCACTCAGGCCCAACAACGCATGCTCGCCCTTATCTCGCGCCAACCAGATGAGCTCGATCGCCGCATGCTCGAGCATGTCCAGCGTGTCGTCGCCCTCCGCAAAGCCACCGGTATACGTCGCCTTGATATTGGCCACCCCGCCGCAGATGCGAGGCTGAAGAAATGTCACAATCCCAGCCTGGGCATTGGTCAACACATAATCCGTCGTCGGAATCAGCGTGGACGCGCCATAGACATGCAAGGGATCGTCATAGAGACTCATCAAGACCGTGACCGGCGCACGCCGGAGCAGCAACGTCGTCTGCCCCGGCTGCGTCGAGTAATAATCTACGATCCCGGCCTGCTGCTCGAACGTGCGGCCGCAATACCCCTCAATGAACGTCTGCGCCACGGGCATGAGCCGCAACAATTCCTCATCGTGGTTCGTGTCCGTGAGGTTCTTAAACGCTTTGACGTTCGCCAAGGTGATAAACATGCGACCCTTTCATGCGAGTGCAGACGTCTGCACTGCGGAGCCTTAGTCGAGCAACGCGCTCGGCGGTGCGGCACCCTGATAGCGTGAGCCGTGGAGAATGTAGGCCACGCCATAGAAATCGGCGTTAGCTCCAGGAGAGGCCCCCAC